TCACGTCCTGCCTGATGGCAACGGCGGGGTCAAGCTGCAGTTCGTGCCTGGCAAGAAGCACGGCCAGACCATCGAGATGCAGGTATCCGACCCCTCCATCGCTGCCATGCTGCTCAAGCGCAAGGAGGCAGCAGGCGAGACCGGCCAGCTGTTCCAGGTCAGCGAGAAGCAGGTGCTGGCCCATGTGCATACACTAGGCAGCTTCAAGACCAAGGACTTCCGCACGCACCTTGGCACCCAGACCGCGCTGGAGATGATCCGCAAAACCCCTGAGCCTACCAATGAGAAAGAATACAAGCGCGCTGTCAAGCACGTAGCGACTGCCGTCTCCGCCAAGCTGGGCAACACCCCTGCCATAGCACTCGCCTCGTATATCTCCCCTGTGGTGTTCGCCAACTGGCGCCAGCATGCCGGCGTGCTGACGGCTGACGCTGCAGCGGAGTATGTCGACGACTACGACCTGCCCGAGGCTCACTGGGGCACAGTGGGTGAGGTCCTGCCTGAGGTCAGCGATGACGAGCCTGACGATGACGATGGTGACGACGTCACTGAGGCCGACCCTGACGTCATTGCCATGCTGGGCTTCGATCCATTTGAGATAGACAAAGTCATGGACAGCGGCTTCGTTGAGAGCGAGCACCCACGCAACGAAAGTGGTGAGTTCACCTCAGGTGGTGGGGGTGGCCGCGAGGGCCGCTTCCCTACCAGTAAGGGCGAGCACGGCCTGGTCTCGCGTGGTGCTGCCAAAGCTGTAAAGACCGTCAAGGAGTTTGGCGAAGAGGAACGCCACATCGTCAAGGAGAAGCTCGGCCAGATACCCGAGGAGCACCGCCGCAAGGTCTCGCACCATATGCGCGCCCTGGCCAAGTCAGCGCCTGGGGTGATGAAGTCCAAGCTCAAGGAGGAGGGGCACAACGCCAGGCACGCCGTCGGCGCTATCGTCGCCATGGCGAGTGGCCGCAAGCCCTCCTCCGAGCAGTTCCGCGGCCTGCGCAACTTCGGCACGCGCATCGCATTGTCAGGTGGTGCCCTGCTGGCGGGTGACCCAACAGGTGGGGCGTTCTCCCATGGTGCTGCTGCCCTGGCGCAGCATCTGGGCCACGAGGTTGTCCAGCACGTCCTGGCTGAGCACGCGCTCAAGTCGATGGTGGCGTCAGGCAAGGCGGTGTTCGGGCGCAAGAAGAAGACCAAAGACGCTGACGACGAGCTGAGCGATGAGGACGTCGCCCTGCTCCAGCAATACATCGAACACCTGGCCGACGCGCTCGAGAACTTTGATGAAGTGACCAAGGACGTTGACTATTCCTGGGACGAGGACATCGATTACCGGGATGCTGGCTGGGTGGAGGGTGAGCACCCACGCGTTCCCTCCGGGAAAGGCGGCGGGCAGTTCACCTCTGGTGGAGGCGGTGGAGGTGGGGCCACGCCTTCAGAAGCAGGCTCTAAAGCCTCCCCGAAGGCTGCTGGCGGCTCCCCGAAAGGGGGCGGCTCTAAGGGTAGCTCCACCAGTTCGCCCACCCTTGCGCACGCCTACGCCTCTACCGACCGCACCAGGACCTTCGCCAAGATGGTGCCCAAGCCTACCTCGGAACGCATTGCCAAGTCATGGATTGGCAAGGCGATGGGCGAGATGGTGACCAAGGCCCTGCATGAGGGGCACGACGTCGAGGAGATTGCCGCCAAGCTCAAGGACATCGCCGCCAAGCAGACCGATGCCACACCGGCGTCCTACGCTAACCGGCTCATCCAGCATATGGAGGAGGCGCACGAGCTCAAGCCTGGCACCCTGGGCAAGGCCGTGCGCAAGCCGCGTGGCTCAGAGGGCGAGAAGGCTAAGCCTGACCCCAAGCCGGAGCCTGCACCCAAGCCGGCGCCTCCATCGCCAAGACCGCCTGTGCCCGTGCCCGGCAAGGTTGTGCATACAATCCACAGCGTTATGGCCAAGCGGCAGGACTGGCGCACAGCGGAGCGGGCTGAGCACGGTGTTTCATGGAACCACGCTGACGACGCCACCCTGGCAGCTCTGGCGCATTCCGAGAAGCTCAACGACGTCTATTACAACCAGGGTGCGATTTCGCACTTCAAGCCTGGTGAGCGCATCATCAATATGAACTATTCGCCAGGGACCATGAAGAACGTCTGGCGCCACGAGTTCGGCCACGCCATCGACTGGCAATATGATCCACACCCGGACTCGCAGACCCGCTGGGGTCGCAGCCAGTCCTCCCTGCGCGCCGAGAGTGACCGCATTGTGGAGGCAGCGACCCTCATCAAGAAGGTAGGCAAGCACGACTTCGCAAGGGTGTTCGACCTTGAACGTGACCCTGCTAAGGTGCAGGAAGGCTGTAAGACCCATGGTATCAACTATGCTGTGCTGCTGGACTATTCGGCAGGTGACCTGCGGCGTGCCCAGTCCGTTCTGAATGTCCTGGGCGGTGACCACAAGTGGATCAAGTCATCTATGCCGCAGGGTGGCGAGCATGGCGACAGCGGTCTCTTCGAGGACTTCGTTGGTTCCCTGACAAAGAACAAAATCATGCGCGGCCATCCAACCAGCTACTACAAGGACACCCCGGAGTTCGCCACAGCGGAGATGTTTGCCAACTACGTCGCCATGGTCAACAGCAAGCACGGCAGTATCCACAAAGCGATATACCATGCCATAGCGCCCAAATGCTGCAAGACCTTCGACGAAATTCTATACCAGAAGGGCGCTATGCGGGACGAGAACGCCGCCAAGCTAGGGAAGACTGGAGATGGAAGACAAACCAGAGTGGGCAGCGATGCGGGCTACACACGAGTCTATGGAAAGGTCAAAGTCCGCATACTTGAACGCTTTTGGCGACCTGCCGACCTTGATAGGTCTCAACGAGGAACACACCAAAGAAGCCATGAAGCTACTTGACGATGCCGTTGAGCTGGGCATCCCCTTCGAGAGCGACAATGACTTCTACCATGCGCTCGGGCTAGACCCGCTGTCCGAGGGTGAAATTGTCTAAACAGTGCGGGTGTCAACAGTGCGAGGAGAGGAGGTCCGCAGTGAGCAAACGCTCGATGCGCGACTACATCCACGACGCATTCTTTGCCAGGGACAAGGCCTCCCTGGCAGCGATCGTGGCTGATGCCGAAGCCGCCAAGAAGGACGACCCTGGCGAGGGCGAGCCTGACGGCGACGAAGGCAAGCAGGCTATCGTCATCCACAACCACCATAACGCTGGACCCGGCGACAAGGCCGGCACGCGTGATGAGGACAAGGATGACGACGACGACAAGGACGACTTCAAGAAGAAGACTGAAGACGCCCTCAAGGAACTTCGCGACGGCATGGCGAAGCTGACTGACATGATGACGTCCCGGGCCAAGGACGAGTTCCCGCCCAAGAAGGACGATGACGACGACGACAAGAAGGACGATGACGACAAGGACGACACCAAGGACGCCAATGGTGACCCCACCATCGGTGAAGGTGCAATGACCGGCACCGACCCAGGCTCTGCCGAGCCTGACCTGATGGAGGCCGACCCGGCTCTGAAGACCGGACCCTCTATGATGGGCGACTCGACCTACACGGCACGGGTCAACCAGGCCATGAATACGCTTGTCCGCGATACCAAGGCACGGGCCGAAATCCTTGCTCCTGGCATCAAGATCGGTGTGCTCGATGGTGCGGCAGGGGCAAACCGGATGAAGGACGCAGGTGCACGCATCTGCGGGCTGCGCCGGCAGGCTCTGACGACAGCGCTCTCCTCTGAGCGTGGCCAGGTGGCGGTGGGACGCCACACTGCGGACTCGCTCAAGACTATGAGCTGTGACGCAGTGCGGATCATCTTCATCGACGCTTCCGACCGCATGCGGGCGATGAACAACTCGGCCAACATGCCAAGCCCGCAGTTCGGCACGAACCGCCGGTCCACCAACGACTCGCTGCGTTCGAAGATTGAGAACCTCAACAAGCGCAATGCCGAATTCTGGGCGGCAAATGGCGGTGTTGGGCGGCGCGCCAGCTAAGTCCAGAATGAAAGGAGACGACGAATGGTAGCCTATCTGACGACGATGCCGGCAGGCTTCCCCGGTTCATTGAACCGCTGGGAGCACGCCACGGTTGAAGGCCAGCCGATTAGCGTGACCACACCTCCGCTTACCTACGGCACGATGGTGGTGATGGACGCAGCGACTGGCTCTATCCGCCAGGCGACGACCTCTGATACCACTGGCTTCTACGGACTGCTCGTGCGGCCCTATCCCACCCAGGGGTTCGGCAGCCCGGTTGGTTCGCTGAATGACCAGCTCGGCACTCTCACTGCTCCGCCGACCTCAGGAGCTTGTGACGTTATGCGCCGTGGATATATGCTGGTCAAGCTGGGCGGGGCCTCTGCGGCTGTGAAGAACGCAGCTGCGAATATCTGGACAGGCGCTACAGCAGGCAACCAGGTGCAGGGCAATGTTACTGCCGTGGCTCCAGGTGCCGGCACTTGTGTTGCTCTGCCAGGCCTCGTGTTCATGTCTAGCGGCGTCACAGGTGACGTCGTCGAAGTCTCTCTCGCTGTCGGATAAGGAGGACAGACCCAGTGCCTGACGGAATGTATGGCGGAGGTCTGCAGACCTTCGATGGTATCACGCGCGACAGCGCGGGGTCCTTTTTGATCGGGGAGCTTGAGCGGCTCGACCCGAGCATCCACGAGCCTTTGGTGTCGATTACCTGGTCCCGCGATATTGACCTGCGTTCTGACATCACCACTGGCGACGAGTGGTCCTCCTACACCAACTCGACGTTCGGTGCAGCCGGCGGCTTCCAGACTCAGGGCGTGTCCTGGATCAGCAAGGTCGCCAATGCCATCCCCAGCGTCTCGCTGGACATTGGCAAGACGGCCCTTCCCCTGCGTATCTGGGGCCAGGAGCTGGCCTATTCGATGCCTGAGCTGGCATCGGCTATCCAGTTGGGCCGGCCTATCGACGAACAGAAGTTCATGGCTCTTCGCCTGAAGAACCAGATGGACACCGACCAGCTCGTCTACATCGGCGACCCGACCACGAGCGTCAACACGACAGGGCTGTTCAACCTAGCCCAGGTTACCAATGTCGGCAACGTCACTGGTGGCGCCTGGACAACGGCCAACCCTGACCTCATCCTTGCCCAGATCAACGAGCTTCTGGCGAGTGTGTGGGAAGCGAGCGGCTTCGCTGTCGTGCCTTCCGAACTACGCCTGCCACCGACCCAGATGGCGATGCTGGTAGCGTCAAAAGTATCGACAGCCGGCAACGTGTCTGTCCTGCGCTTCCTGCAGGAGAACAACCTGACAACGACGCATGGCAGCAAGCCGCTGAATATCCAGGCGTCTAAGTGGCTGAAGAACCGGGGAGCCGGCAATACCCAGCGTATGGTCGCCTACACGAAGGAATACGACAAGGTGCGTTTCCCGATGACCCCGCTGCAGAAGACCCCGCTGGAGTGGCGCTCACTCTACAACATCACCACCTACTGGTCGCGCATGGGTCAGGTTGAGTCGCCTTACCCGGAGACGATCGGCTACCGTGACGGCATCTGATATTTGAGCCTGGTATTTTAGCCTGAGCCTTACAGATTATTCGCAGCAATGCGCTCGTGAGGCTACCCTTTGCCTACCTCTAACGGAGGACCCAGATGCCCACGATCACCGTGGTGAAACCGTTTATGCTGCAGCTTGACCCACGGCCTATACCTGGCGCGCCGCCTACCATTGACGCGCAAGGTAATCCTGTGGCGCCTATCGTGCTGCCTGACAAGATCGTCTTCGTGCCAGGCGTGCACGAGGTCAGTCCTGAGGTGGCTGAGCACTGGTATACGAAGCTGCACCTGGACGACTACGAGGAGGCGCCACCGACCCCAGGGATGGCGGAGTATGCAGCGGCAGAGATAGCAGCGGAGGCAGCACCTGGTCTGATGCCGCATCCGGGTGACGTAGGAACCCAGCCAAGGGCGGCTGCTCCTCCGGCATCGGCCCAGCGCTCTGTGCCGAAAGGTCCAGCGCCGGTCAAGCAGTCATGAGTGCTACTCTCTCGCCTCCTGTCATCCCGACCTCGACCATCACTGATCCGCCCACCTTCCGTCTGCACTTCCCGGAGTTCAGCAGCACGCGGGACTACCCGGACGTGAACGTGCAGATGTATATCGACCTCGGCAGCATCATGCTCAGACCTGTCCGCTGGGGGTCGTATATACAAAGGGGTGTGGAGCTGTATACCGCGCACAGCCTGTCGATGGCTTATGGTTCGGCAGGCAGCGGAGCAGCAGGGGGCGCACCTGGTGGCTCCTCCGGCCTGGTCTCGAGCAAGTCAGTCTCCAAGGTGTCGGTGAGCTATGACCTCTCGAGCACCTCGATGGAGGGCGGTGGACCCTGGAACTACACGCGCTACGGCCAGGAGTTCCTGTGGTGGGCACGCATGATCGGCATCGGCGGGGTGGAGATACTCTCGCTGACCGACCCGCGTGTCACCAGCGGCGGCTACATCCCGGGCTACACAGGATATTTACGATAAGCCAATGATGGACGGATCGTCTTTCCCGCCTGGAAGACCTAAACCGCTCGCCGGCCCGCGGTGGGATACGGTGCAGCATCTCTACACCGTCAACCCCAACAGCCCGCCTCCAGCCAATACCTTGCTGGTGGGTGAGCTGGGCCTGGAGCTGGCAACGCCGGCGAAGATATGGGTGGGCGTCCCCACCAGCATGGACCCCACTGGGCGCAAGCTGCTGATAGACAGCGGCGATACCGGGGGCGCCTCATTCCCTGAAGCGCCTGCAGATGCAAAAGTCTATGGTCGCCAGGGCACGGTTCAGGACTGGCTCGAGGTTCTGCCGATCACCGGTGGCACCCTGGTGGGTGGTCTGACGATCCGCACTGATGTCGACGTCAACAACCTGACGATCCTGGCAACAGGTGCCGGCTGGCCTGGGGTAAAGTGGAACACCACGCAGGCCACCTCTGCTGCCGGTTACTTCGAAAGCCAGCGCTATGGCCTGCCGCGCTGGGGTATGGAGTTCGGCGGGACACAGAACGAGAGCGGGTTCAACAACGGCACGGACTTCCTGCTCAACCGGTTCAGCGACCTGGGCGCTATCCTTAGTCCTGCTCCTCTGGCGATCAAGCGCTCGACTGGTGCCATCACGGTCGCCACTTCGCTGCTGCTGACCTACACGATCAGTGCGGCGCAGCATGCCGTCAACAAAGCCTATACCGATGCAACCTACGCACCCATCGTCTCAGGTGGCTACCTGCCCATATCAGGCGGCTCGCTGACAGGCGGCCTGGGCTTCGGTGGTGTCTTTGCCGCTGCCGTCACCGATATGTCCCGCCATATTACCCTGCACACTTCGGGCTATGGCTTCGGCATCACCTCCAACCGGTTCAACTACAACGCCAACGTTGCCGGTGCGCATGTCTTCATAACAGGCACGCAGGACCGCCTGACCATAGGGGCCTCGAATATCCAGGTCGGCACTGGGGTCTGGATCACACTCTACGCTGACCCTACAGCGCCCCTGCACGCAGCGACCAAGCAGTGGGTGGAGTCGAAGACCGGGGATTACCTCCCGCTAAGCGGTGGCATCCTGACAGGCGGCCTGGGGTTCGGGCAGTCTGTGGTCCTCACCACGACGGATTTGTCGCGTCACATCTCCTTGCACAATTCAGGCTACGGCTTCGGTATCACGGCCAACCGGCTCAACTACAACGCGCCTCCCAATGCCACGCACTGGTTCATGTCCGGCACTGCCGACATCATGCGGATCACCTCGGTTGGGGTGACGATGGGCAGCGGGTTCGACCTGCAGCTTGACCACGGCCCGACGTCTGACCTGCATGCTGCTACCAAGAAGTATGTCGACGACAAGACCATCGCCATCACTGGGAGCTATCTGCCTCTGGCAGGTGGCACGATGTCGGGAGCCTTGACGCTCTTTGGTCCTCCCAGCTTACCGCTGCACGCCACCACCAAGACCTATGTAGATACAGCTGACGCCCTGAAGCTCAACCTGACTGGTGGCGTTCTCACCGGCCAGCTGACGATGAGCGCCGGGTTCGATATCCTGCTGGCGCGTGCTCCCACCCTTGACCTCCACGCTGCCACCAAGGTCTACGTTGACGCAGTCGCCAGTGCCCAGGGCAACTACCTGCTGAAGTCTGGCGGGACCATGACAGGTCCGCTGATACTCAACGCTGACCCAGGTGCCAACCTTGGTGCTGCTACCAAGCAGTATGTTGATGCCGTCAAGAGCTTCGTCATCGCAGGCTACCTGCCTCTGACAGGTGGGGCGCTGACAGGAGGACTGGGCTTCGGCTCCTCTGTGGTCCTTACAACCACGGACATCACACGCCACATCTCGCTGCACGCGTCTTCCAACGTCGGCTTCGGCATCACAGCCAACCGGCTCAACTACAACCTGCCGGTCAACTTCAGCCACGTGTTCATGGCAGCTGCTGTGGACATCGTCACGATCACGTCGTTCGGCCTTAACATGCAGCCGAACACTGATCTGGCTCTGGCCCGCGACCCAAGCGCTCCGCTCTACGCCGCCACCAAGCAGTATGTAGACAACAAGGCCGCGACTATCACCGGCAGCTACCTGGCTCTGGCAGGTGGCACGATGCTAGGCGACTTGACCTTGTTCCGCAACGGGTTCAACCCTCTCCACGCAGTAACGCTGCAACAGCTCAATGCTGGCCTGGGGCTTTACCTCCCGCTGGCAGGTGGCATCCTGACGGGTGACCTAACGCTGTTCCGTAACGCGAGCGGAGCGCTGCACGCTATACCATTGCAGCAGCTGAACGCTGCCATCGCGCTCTATCTCCCACTCGCAGGCGGCACGGTCAGCGGTCCTCTGTTCCTCGGCACTACGCCGACCGCCAATGCGCACGCTGCAACCAAGCTCTACGTCGACAACGCCGTTGCCACCACAGTGGGCGTCTATCTCCCTCTGGCAGGTGGTGTGCTGACAGGGCGCGTGCAGAGCAACTCGCCTTTCACCATTAACTGGTCCGCCGGTGTGATGAACCGCACCCACGGCTTCTGGGATACGGTGAACGCTGCGGGCTTCGGTATCTTCGCTTCGGCTGCCAGCACGCTTGGCATCGGCGGCACTGACCTTAACGGCATCGCCACGTCGACCTGGATCAGGTTCAACAACCTCGGTGACATCCTGCCGCTGGCAGGTGGAACTTTGAAGCTCGGGTCTATTAACTCCACCACAGCCGCGGTTGTTGGCGGCATCGAGATGTATGCCGGCCTGGGTGGCTTCGGCGTCTCGACCGGCAATGTCCTGAACTACAACTGGGCTGGTGTGCACCAGTTCGCCCAGGGCAGCACACTGGTCATGCAGATTGCCAGTGGCAACCTGACGATGCAAGGCTCTCTGTTCCTCAAGGCGGACCCGGCAGGTAACCTCGAGGCTGCCACTAAACAGTATGTTGACAGCAAGGCCGGCGCTTACCTCCCCCTGGCAGGCGGTAACCTGACCGGACCGCTGACGATCAACTCTACCGGCTTCGCCTGGACAGGCGCGGTTGCCGGTGACCAGGTGCGTCAGACGATTGTATGGACAGGTGCTGGCACCCTTGCCGGGCACTGGATTGTCTCTGCAGGAGGCGCTGAGCCTTCCCTGGTAGGTGTGGCAGCGCAAGGCTCTATGGCGAGCCAGGTGGCGGTGCTGAACAGTCAGACCTTGTTGCGCCTGGTCGGACGTGGTCATGACGGCACAGCTTGGAGCGACGACCAGGCAGCGATCATGCTGCGCGCCAACGAGACCTGGGCAGCCGGCAAGCATGGCACTTTCATACTGTTCGCCCTTACGCCTAAGGGAAGCACAACGCGCAGCCCAGCGGGCCTTATCAATGGCTCCGGCAACTGGATGCTGGGAAGCAGCGACCCGGCGCTGGACAACCTGGTCGACCGCCTGCAGGTCATTGGTTCGGCTTCCTTCACCGGGGCCATCACCCTTCCATCTGACCCCACAGCCAACCTGCACGCCGCCACCAAGCAGTATGTCGACAACAAGATTGTAGCGGGCGGCTTCCTGCCTCTGGCAGGCGGCATCATGACAGGCGGCATCTCCTTCGGCGCCCTGGTGGGTGCGACGACTGTTGACCTTTCCAAGCATATCACGCTGCACAACACCGGGCATGGCTTCAGCGTCACCACCTCACGCCTCAACTACAACGTGCCAGGTGGTGCCAGCGCGCACTGGTTCATATACAACGGTGTTGACAAGCTGAATATCGGCTCGACCGGCCTGACCATGGCGGCTTCGACCGATATCATCCTGAACCGCGATGCCAGCTCAGCGCTGCACGCCACGACCAAGCAGCAGATGGATGCCGGCCTGGCGCTCAAGCTAAACCTGACCGGCGGGACGATGACCGGCAGCATCATCATGACTGGTGCTGTCGACATCACCCTGGCCAAAGACCCCAGTGCTATCATGCATGCTGTCACGCGGCAGTATGCTGACAACGCCCTGGCGCTGAAACTCAACCTGGCAGGAGGAACTCTCACAGGACCACTGATCCTGGCGGCTGACCCCTCGGCTGCTCTGGGTGCCGCCACCAAGCAATATGTAGATACGAAGATAGGTGCTTTCCTCCCTCTGGCAGGCGGGACGATGACAGGTGGCATCATCTTCGCCAACGCCCTGGGCACTGTGCCAGGCGATGTCTCCAAGCACATCACTCTCTACTCAGGCATGGGCATCGGGGTCACCGCCAACCGGGTGAATTACCTCGCGCCTGTCGGTGGCACGCACGTCTTTATGGTATCGACAGACGTCGCTACCATCAACAACACTGGCCTGGTCATGGCGGCCAGCACGGATATCACGCTGAGCCGCAACCCTACTGGCGCCTTGATGGCGGTGCCCAAGCAGTATGCCGACCTGATGCTGCCCCTGGCGGGTGGTGCTATGACAGGCGGCATCTCCTTCGGCTCGGCGGTGGTAGCCGGCCCAACTGTGCTAACCCGCCACCTGGCACTCTACGGCACAGTCTTCGGTTTCTCGATCACCACGGCGCGCCTGAACATTGTGGCGCCGGATACCTCCGCCACCTGGTTCAATGCTGGCACCAGCGGCACTGATATCGCCTACTTCAACACGACCGGCCTGAACATGGTGGGGCTGACCACGGTCGTTCTGGGCAAGCAACCGACGGCAAATATGCATGCTGCCACCAAGCAGTATGTCGACGGCATCATCGCGTCATCCGGAGGTCCCTTCTTACCGATCACAGCGGGGCCGTCGCAGGCGCTGACCGGGCAGCTTTACCTGCCGCATGTGACACCCACCGTCGATGAAATGGCGACCGCCAAATTCTACGTGGATGCGGCAGACCAGAACCTGCAAAGCCAAATCTCGGCGGTGGTGTCTGGCAACCTCGTGTTCTATGGCCAGTTGGATGTCGCAAACGATGTAGTGCAATACAAATATACTATAAACATTCCCAACAGCCCTATGCCGCCGCCGACTTCCGTCCCCAAGGGCGGCTATATAATCGTGACAGTAGGAGGGATACCGCCAGCGACCGGCTCAAACATTCCGCCCCTGCCTCTTGGCACTCCGCAGTATGTGCGAGGCGACTGGTTCATTTCTGACGGCGATATGTGGATTTTTCTGCCGACCGGTCTTGTCTATTTCACGGCAGACGCTGTTGAGGTCACTCCGCCGATCCAGGGCACGACCAACGTGCAGGCTACGCTGAATTGGCTCAATACAAACAAGCTGAACCTTGCCGGCGGGACGATGACCGGCAGCCTGGTGCTGCAGAGCGATCCTACCTCGAACCTGATGGCGGCAACGCGGCAGTATGTCGATGCCAGGCCCTTCCTGCCGCTCGCTGGCGGGACGATGACGGGTGGCATCTCCTTCGGCATCCTGGTTGGCGCCAGCGCCTCAGACCTCTCAAAGCACATTACCCTGCACACCAACGGTTATGGTTTTGGTGTTACCTCAGGCCGGTTGAACTACAACGCATCGAGTGGGGCAGCGCACCGGTTCCGCATAGCGGCAGTTGACGTCGCCAGCATCGGCGCCACCGGCCTTACCATGCTGGGCACCACGGATATCATCCTGGCCCGTGACCCCTCCTCCGCTCTGCAGGCCACCACCAAGCAGTATGTTGATGGCCGCACGCCTATCGCATCCGACGCGCCCAACGACACCTCGACTTATGGCCGCAGAGCGCTGGCCTGGTCAAGGGCTGAGTCGGTCACTCTTGTGGGCGCCGGCGCCTTCGACCTCAACACCGTTCCTGCCGGCTACATCGGCAGCTACCAGTTCACCAACCAGACGGCAGCCGCCAACTGGCCAGTTGGTATCTATGCGCAGTCCGGTTATCTGCTGACCGGCTATGGCACAACCACGGGCTGGTCAGGTCAGCTCCTGATGGGGCCGCCTGCCAACGCCACGACGGATGCCTCGCTCTGGTATCGCAGCCAGTTCGGCGGCACCTGGTCTCCCTGGTGGAGGATCGTCACCACCCTGGGCGGGACCTTCACCGGTTCAGTGATCCTCAAGGGTGATCCGAGCACAGCCCTCGAGGCTGCCACCAAGCAGTATGTCGACGCCGTGACGACAGCGCAGGGTAACTACCTGCTCAAGGCTGGCGGGACGATGACCGGCAACCTGATGGCCAATCCCGCTTCAGCCATCGTGCCAGTGACTATCGCCGGCAACATGAACAACATGGTGCTGACCTCAGTCTTCGGTATGCACCTCGGGTTCAACCATAGCGCTGGCCAGGCCGAGGCTGACTTCATCAATTCCTACGCAGCGGCTGTGCAGAGCTTCCGTTGGTATCAGGTAACGGGACCTGGCACACAGACTGTGCTGATGACCCTATTGCCAACCGGAGCGCTCAGCCTCGCCGGACCTCTGACCCTGCCGGCTGACCCGACCGCGCTTCTGCATGCTGCCACCAAGCAATACGTCGACTCGGTGAGGACCCTGGTGACAGGCTCCTACCTGCCCCTGGCAGGGGGGACTATGTCTGGCCTGCTCGTCCTCTCGGCTGACCCCAGCGGGGTCCTGGGGGCCGCCACCAAGCAGTATGTCGATACCAGGGACGCGCTTGACCTGCATCTGACCGGCGGCACGCTCAGCGGGGGTCTGGGCTTCGGTTCCTCAGTTGTGGCCGGCAACACGGATATTACCCGCCACATCTCGCTCTACGGCACGACCTATGGCATCGGTGTCACCTCCAACCGCATAAACTATGTGATTGGTCTCAACGGTGTGCACTGGTTCCTGGTCAACGCCGTCGACATCCTGAAGATTGACAATACCGGGCTTACCATCAACACCGGCACGATCACTCTGCTGGGCGACCCGACAGCTCTGATGCACGCAGCGACGAAGCAGTATGTGGATACCAAGTTCGCGGCAGGCGTCGTCTCCTTCAACCTGCGGACTGGTCCGGTAACCCTTAACAACGCTGATGTGATAGCGGTGCTGCCGTCGTCGGCGACCAACCCGGTTATGAACGGCGCTGTGGCACCTGGCTCGAGCACCGCCTGGTCCAGGGGCGATCATATCCACCCCTCGGACACCTCCAGGCTCGCACTGACCGGCGGGACGCTGAGCGGAGGCCTGAGCTTCGGCAGTGCTGTTGCTGCCAGCACAACCGACCTGACGCGCCATATCAATCTCTATGGTGGCGTCTACGGTTTCAGCATCACGGGTGGCCGGCAGAACTACGTGGCCAGCAACCACGTCTTTGTGGTCGGCACCACGGATATCGCCCAGGTCGCCAGCAGCGGTCTGTGGATACTGTCAGGCAACCTCGTCCTGGCAGCTGACCCGACCTCTGCTATGCATGCAGCGACTAAGCAGTATGTCGACAAGGTGCAGCCCAGCTTCACGCGCATTGCCACGGATAGCGCCTTCGATCTGAACACCATCAGCGGCTCAGGTGCGGCTGGACCTTTCACCAGCTACCAGGGTTTCCACAGTATCTTCAACCAGACGGCTGGGCTGAACTTCCCGCCTGGTATCACCACGGCCTCTGTCCTCAACCTCTGGAGTTCCACGTCAGGCCTGACCACCCAGCTTGCTATGCACAACGCCGGGATGTCCTATCGCTGGATGACCTCGACAGGCGTCTACAACGCCTGGACTTCGGTGATGCTCTCCTCTGGTGCGGCGATGACCGGCGGGCTGAGCTTCGGCAGCAGGGGTGCTGCAAGTGCCACCGATGTGACGCAACACCTGGCGCTCTACGGCACGTCTAACGGTATCAGCATAACGGGCTTTCGCCAGAATTACGTAGTGGCAGCAAGCAACTCCCACGTCTTCGTCATCAACGCTATCGACACGGTGACCATCGCGTCAACTGGTCTGACGATGGCAGCGACCACCGATATTACCCTGGCGCGTGATCCAACTGCTGTCATGCACGCAGCGACCAAGCAGTATGTCGATGCCCGGGTCGGCGGCAGTGGCTACCTGCCAACAGTTGGCGGCACGATGACTGGGCCGCTGACGATGACAGCGTCAAGTGCCATCAACCTGCAGGCAGTCTCTACCACGACAGGCATCATCGACAGCGATGCGAATTACGGCATGCTGCTACAAGGCCTAGCTGGAGCAGTCGCCGACGTTGGTATCATCTCGCGGGTCGGCGGAGCCACCGCACAGATCAAGATCAGCAGCACTGGTCTCGTCATCATCAATGGGGTCCAGGTCGACACGGCAGGTGTCACCACCCTGGTATCCGACCCGACTGCCGCTCTGCATGCTGTCACCAAGCAGTATGTCGATACAAAAGTAGCTGGAGGCGTCACACGCTTCAATAACCGCACTGGTGACGTAGTGCTGCTGAACGCCGACGTGATCGGGGTCTTGCCGTCCTACGCGACTGTGCCCGCTATGAATGGCACGGCATCAGCTGGCGCCTCAGGGGCCTGGACACGCGGCGATCACGTGCATCCGTCAGACACAACGCGTGTCGCCAAGGCTGGCGATACGATGACGGGCAACCTGAAGATATCAGTCGCCGACAGCGCACTTGGCCTGCTGGTCAATGGAGTGACCAAGGGGGCGCGCTTCGTCGCCAGTGCCGGCGGGTTCACCATCGAGGGCGTCGATAACACCGGTGTGGGTTCCTATCAGCCTCTCACGCTTAGCGGGTCATCTATCACTTTGGGGCAGAACACCACTCTGGCAGCCGGTAAGACCCTGACGCTGGCGCAGGACCCGACAGCCGTCCTGCACGCCGCCACCAAGCAGTATGTCGACGCGGCGGACACTGCGCGCGTTCTCAAGGCCGGCGATACGATGTCCGGCGATTTGACGATGTCCTCGGCGCGTAAGGTCAACTTCCAGGCGGTGCTGGCAACCACGGGGTCGATCAACTCCGACGCCAACTATGGCGTGCTCATCCAGGGTCTGGCAGGTGCTGCTTCCGACGTCGGCATCTCCTCGCGCATCGCGGGTCCGGCTGAGCTGCGCGTGTTCAGCACGGGTTCGATCTACCTCAACGGGGCGACTGTCGATAATCTCGGCACGATGCTCCTGGTGGCGGACCCTACTACCGGCCTGGGCGCGGCCACCAAGCAGTATGTGGATACAAAGACCGGTGGAGGTGTGACGCGCTTCAACACGCGCACCGGTGATGTGGTCATGATCCTCACCGACGTCACGGATGTCCTGCCAGCTTCTGCCGCTCTGCCCGCGATGAATGGCACGGCCTATGCTGGTTCAAATGTGACCTGGTCGCGGGGCGACCACGTGCATCCTTCTGATACTACGCGCCTGCCTCTGACCGGCGGCTCTATGGTGGGAGGCATAAACTTCGGTGCTGCTGTCGCAGCCTCGAACACTGACCTGACGAGGCACCTCTCGCTGCACACTGGCGGCTATGGCTTCAACGTCATGGCCTTCCGCACCAACTACAACGTGCCGAACCTGGCGGCGCACTGGTTCCTGGTCAACGGCGTTGACATCGCCACAGTCAACAGCACCGGCATAGTGATGGCGGCAGCGACGGATATCACGCTGGTGCGTGATCCGACGGCTAACCTGCAGGCTGTGACCAAGCAGTATGTCGACACCAAGGTCGGCCTGTATGTGCCGATCAGCGGTGGCACGATGACCGGCAACCTTATCATGTCGGCGAGCAACCGCCTTTTCCTCTCCGGCGGTTCCTACGCGATATATTTCACGGGTGTGGATAGCTGGGGGCTTGGTGCCAACAACCTGGCAATCAGCTCGTGGTTCGGCATCGGGCTACAGAACAGCGTGGGCGGGCAGACAATTCCATCCGGGCTGTTTGGCGCTTACTGGAACACCCGCACAGGCGACCAGCAAATCCTGGGTGACCTGGCAGTGCGCAACAGCCGCGACAACGCGGTCTCGCAAATCCAGAACATCCGCATCTGGCGCTCCAGCACGGATCAGATCATCGACATAGCCTCGGTGGTCACGACGGCCTCGATGACCTCCAACACGCCGGTTGCTGGCGGCTCTGGCCTGGTGCTCAACGAGCGGTTGTATGATGCCTATGGAAATACATATACAGCCACAGCGGTGACAGGTGGGGTTGCCACCACAGTTATCATGAATACGGCAACGGCGCGCAATGGCAACGTGCCTGCCAACCCGATTGCCCTGACAGCAGCACCTGGCTTCGTCGGCATAGGGGTGACGGTCAACCTGACCTGGACAGCGCCCACCAGGCTCGTGCTTGCTACAGGCGCCAACCAGTCGCTTTATCTCAATTCCGTCGTTGGCACGACGGTCAATGGAGCAACTGGCTCCTGGGGTTCCTTTAACTACGGCAAGCAGCTCCTGGTCACCGGCAACAGCACTAACCCTGCTATCGGCATTGCTGACAACTCAGGCGGCAACTGGGTCGCCATTATCAATAGTGCCGGCAAGATGATGTTTGCCGATATGCCATCCATAGTAGACAGCACGACGGCGCCGACCCACTTGCTGCAATTGGATGTCTCGAGCTGCATTGCTTATCGCGACTTCACTTTCAATGGCAAGGTCACTCTTTCAGCGGACCCCAGTGCCAACCTCGAGGCAGCGACCAAGCAGTATGTAGACACGAAAGTCAGCACGGGTGTTGGTGCTTATCTACCCCTGACAGGTGGCACACTGACAGGTCCTCTGCTGACAAGCTACACGGCTACAGCGACCACAGCACAGATATTCATCCGGCCTGTTGGCAATGCCAATTCTCTGGAAAGTAAGCTGCGGTTCGGCGGCACCTTCGCCAGCGGGACGGATTACGGTGCACGTCTCACTGCATCTCTGCGCTCAGGCTATTCAGCCGGTGCCTGGGGTGGGGAATATCTCGACGTCTGGATGAACAATGGAGGTGCTAACGACTCAAGCACAGACGCCTCTCAGTTGCAGATTGCGCGCTTCACCAGAGCCGGCATAGCTATCAACGGAGTGGCGGCAACAGCAAGGGGCCTGGTGTTCACTACTGCCGGGTCACGTCGCTGGGAAATACGTGCCAACGCCACAGCGGAGAGCACAGGCAATGTCGGCAGTGACCTCGATATCTTCAACTTTGATGATACCAGCACTGCTATAGCCAACCCTCTGGTCCGCATTACGCGTTCTACCGGACAGGTTACTATCAATGCCGGACTGAGCCTTGGCAGCGTCGCATCAGCTCTACCTAACACGCTGACCCGTCACCTGATGCTCTACAGCACGAGCTATGGTCTGTCAGTCACCAGCAACACGCTGAACATCGTAACAGGCGGCACCACCATCCAGTTCCTGACGGGCGCCACTGTGCTAGGGACACTAACCGCCACCGGTCTGGCGATGGGAGCCTCTACCGACATCACCCTGGTCAGGGACCCCACAGCTGCCCTGCACGCTGCAACCAAGCAGTATTGCGACAACAAGTTCGCACTCGCCGTAGGTGGTGGCTACGTTGCCAAGACTGGCGACACGATGAGCGGCGCGCTTATCGTGGGTTCCGCGGTTGGAAACGTTCAGCTCAATCAAGGCAACGCGACGCAGACTGGCTATGTCTCGTTCTTCAACCAGGCTGCAGTGCGGCAAGGCTATTTCGGCTACGCTTCCGGGGGCGCCCTGCAGTTGGTGCTGGAGGCTGGGACTTCTCAGCTTTCCCTTACTGGTAATTTCTCCATCAATGGATGGGGTGGTGGCTACGCGAGCCTTGAGCTGCGGAAGGGCGGCAGTGGGCAGGGCAACCAAATCCTCGGCTATACTGGTTCTGGCGCCAGTCTTCGCTGGAATTTGCAGATGGGGGACGGCACTGCCGAGGCTGCCGGCAATGATGGCTCGCATTTCGCCATCCATCGATATGATAACTCAGGCAACTACGTGGGCAATCCACTCCACATTAACCGGGCGAATGGCACCGTCACGATTGCCAACACACTATCTATGGGAGGAGAAATCTGGTCGCAGAACGGCATCATCCGTGTCAACCCGGCAGGCACCGCGTATATCTTTTACAACAACTCCAACTCTACTTTTTACCTCCAGGCCACGAATGGCCTCGTGCTCACTGGCGCGCCGATCAGTATGCAAGGCACGGTGAACTTCAACGGCCTGGTCAATATCGCCGGCCTCACAGCAACTAACTCACACATTGTTATCCAGGCTCCGGGTGGTGCATTCGCTAGTTATAACTCAAGCTCAGCGTATTGCGGTGGCATGTGGGTTGCCGGCGCCGGCGGCGTTCAGTTTGGGCAATGCAATAGCAGTGGCGGGCCAACTGTTACGCATGCCTTCATCAGTGCTTCCAGTTTCGGGACTGTCGCGTGGGATTGTTCATTTGCCTGCAACAACGGCGCCAACTCACTCTGCTATGGTAATGGCTCACAGTTTATTGTGCCATCAGCAGCCTACAAGCCAGGTGGCGGCGCCTGGGCAGATGGTAGCGATGCGCGGATCAAGGACGTGCTGGCTGACTACAAGACAGGGCTGGAAGCCATCCTGGCGCTGCGTCCGGTATGGTTCCGTTACAAAAACAACTGGTCGCGTGATGGCGATGTGGAGAAGGAGAGGCACCGCGAAGTCGTCGGCAAGGAATACATTGGCCTGGTTGCCCAGGAAGCTGAGATACCAATGCCGGAGATGGTCTCTTCGATCACTGCTAAGCTGGACAACATCGAAGTTAATGACCTGCGCATCCTCGATATGACCGCCTTGCCGCTTGCCCTGGTCAATGCCATCAAGGAGCTGGTAACGATGAATGCGGCTTTGTCAGAGCGCGTCGCTGCTCTGGAGACAAGAACCCTGCACTGAGGAGAAGATCATGAGCGGAAGTGAAGGCGGGCCGGCACCTCCGGCACCCAATGCCAACCCTGACTGCCCGAACCAGCCTGACTACTCGCTGTGCCGGGTGACGCGTGGGGCGCGCATCCAGGAGCCTATCTTGACCTGGGAGCCGGTCTATGATGGCTCAGGCATGATAACCAACAGCGATCCGAATACGCATATCTCCACCTTCGCCTGCGCCACCTGCTCGCAGAGCTGGGAGGTCACCCAGGTGGCAGGCCAGGCGCCAGTGATGCGGAAGATCGTCGAAGAGTGAACGTCATCAAGACGGCTGACAACGTCGCCAAACTTCTCAAGCAGGTCGATGCCCTGACAAAGCTAGACGTGCTTGTGGGCATCCCTGCCGAGACGACCGGGCGTGATGGCAAGATGAACAACGCCACGATCGCCTATATCCATGAATTCGGCAGCCCGGCGCAGAACATCCCTGCACGCCCCTTCCTGCGTCCTGGGGTGAAGAATGCGCGCGAGGACATCGCCGCTGAGATGGAGAAGGGGGCGAAGGAGGTCCTGAAGGGTGGCGATGCTAGCGTGACTTTGAACCGGGTTGGTATGATAGCGCGCAACAGCGTGGTGAAGGCGATCACCAACCCCAACCCTCCCTTCGCCCCGCTCAGCCCGGTGACTATCCGCAACCGCCTGAGGAAGACCCAGGCAGGGCGCCGCCAGATCAAGAAGCTGCAGCAGTCCGGCCAGTCCCTGTCAGCCTGGGCGCAGCAGAGGACGCCTGGAGGCGGCCTGAATATCCAGCCCTTGCTGGATACCCTGCAGATGCGTAACGCCATCACCTATGTCATCCGCGAAGCTAAGCGGCCCAGCACTGGCACTTCCTGGGGATATCAGAAAGACTACGGCAAGATCATCACGAAGGTTGTTACCTCATGACAGTTCTTACCGTAGGCGTAGGCATGCAGTTCACGACCATCGCAGCTGCGGTCAAAGCCGCGGCCGCAGGCGATACCGTTGCCGTCAATGCCGGGCTTTACGTCAACGACTGGGTCTACGTCAACAAGCCGCTTTCCTTGGTCGCAGTGGGTGGCATGGTGCGTATGCAGGCGACTGTGCAGCCGCCCAACCAGAAGGCGATGCTGATCACGGGTGTCAGTGGCACCACGATGACCATCAACATCTCAGGCTTCGAGGTCTGGGGTGTCAGGGTAGGTGACCAGAATGGCGCTGCTGTGCGCTATGAAGGAGGCAACCTCAACCTCAAGGACGTCTACTTCCATGACAATCAGGAAGGTCTGCTGGCTAACCCCCAGGCTCTGGGAAACATCTCAATTGATCATTCCGAGTTCGATCACAACGGCAGCAATGGTTACAGCCACAACATCTACGTCAACAAGCTGGCCAGCTTCACCCTCAAGAACAGCTATGTGCACGACGCCATCGTCGGTCACGAGGTGAAGAGCCGGGCTGACAGCAACTTCATCACGGGCAATCGCATCCAGAACAACGGCGGCTCTGGGAGCTATAACGTCGACCTGCCCAATGCCGGCAATGCCCAGATCACCGGCAATACCATCCAGCAGGGTGCCAACAGCGAGAATGTCTTCATCATCGCTTATGGCGAGGAGGGGGCATCCAACCTGGGGCGCCAGGTCAGTATCGCCGGCAATACCATCGTCAACGATATGGCAAGCAGCAAGGGTGTGCTGAACAAGTCCACCTCGAGCCTGCCCTACACGAACAACAAGGAGTTCGCGGTCGGTATCGATAGCGGACCTTTGGCAGAGAGCGGCACCATCCAGCTTGCCTCGCGACCATTTGTGGATACAGCCAAGATGCAGTTCGTCATCAGCGGGACAGTGACACCTCCTCCGCCGGCGCCTACGATGACCCTGGCGGAGTATCATGCTGACGTCACCAAGGACTTCTTTGCCTGGATGCCAAAGGTGTCGTCGGCTGTGTTCAGTGCTGCCATACCTATCTACATGAAAGAAGTCACCAGCACAACTGTGCTTGGGATCATCCCTGGTGATGTCTGGTCGGTATAAGGCTTGTTCCCTATGAACCTTATCTGGGTCATCATCATCGTGCTGCTCATCCTTACCCTGGGGGGTGGGTGGTATGGCTACCGGGGGAATTGGGGTGGTCACCCCTATGGTGGCTATTACAGCGGTGGCATCGGCATTGTCGGCGTCATCCTTATAGTGCTGCTCATCATGTTCCTGATGGGGCGCGTCTGACGTGGCGAATATCTCGGTAGCCGAGCTGCTGCACGATCCTGACTTCGTCGACCCGGTGACCATAGTGCGCAACACTGAGGTGATCGACGACGAGGGGATGGTCAGCTACGACACCCAGGAGTTTCATGTATATGCTTCTGTCCAGGCACTGGGTGGTGACAGTCTGGTGGTGACGCCTGACCTGGCGCGCACAGGAGGCAGCTACGAGGTCATCACCACCTTTCCCCTGGCCACGGCCACGGACGTCAACAAGGCTGATATCGTGCTCTGGCGTGGCTGCGAGTTCGTCGTTACGAGCATCGGCAGGTTCGGCAACTTTGCCGGCCTCGCTGGGCACTATGAAGGTGTCATGGAAATCAAGACGATCAGCCCGCCGGCTGGTCCTCCATAGGAGTGCACAATGAACGACAGACCATCTGGAGTTAGCGGAGGCGAACAGACCCAGGCCACTGAGGCTGCCAGCCTGGAGGAGCAGAAAGAGTATGCCGAGCGCAAGGTAGGTGCGGCCAGGACCATGCCCATCACCCGGGACGACATCGCCGCCCTGCTTGCGCACTGCGATGACTTCATCAGGGCTGCCAACCTGAAGGAGCATAACCGCATGATGGCTGACAGCAAGATGCGTGAAATGATCTTCTGGATCACGGCTGGAAAGACATGACTATGAGTATCGGGTTCGTCTTCTGGCTGATAATGCTCATCTGGATCATCTTTTGGGCATTCGGCACCTTCACTCCGCAAGGCCAGCCCTACTGGAACAGGGGTGGCTGGCTGATCGGCTTTGTCCTGTTCTTCCTGCTGGGCTGGCGGGTCTTCGGGTTTATCATTCAGTGAGCGGGTCCAACACCTCAGCAACCGGCGGGTATATCCTCGAGGTCCCGCCGCACCCGCCGACTGGGCGCGACGTGACGCTTGCCCTGCAGCAGGCTGTGGTGAACCTGACAGGCCTGCCTGGCACCCTGGTGCGTCCACGCTGGCAGATATCTCCTCCGGCACAGCCCCCTGCCGAGGTTTCCTGGGCCGCTATAGGCACCACGCATCTCGAGGCTGACGACTACCCGGTGATAATCCACGATGGCTCAGCGCAGCTCGTAGGGGCGCCGGGGCCAGGTGTAGACAGGATGCAACGCCATGTGTCGGTCACCATCGTGGTGACCTTCTACGGCCCGGAGGCGGAGGACCTGGCAGGGGCCTTCCGCGACGCTATGTATGTGCAGCAGAACTGGGAGCCGCTGCACATCCTCGGGCTTAACATGCGCGAGGTGCATGATCTGGCACGTGCACCTGAGCTGGTCAACCAGCAGTGGATCGACCGCATCGACATCCGGCTCGAGATGCGCGGCCAGCTCAACCGGGTTTACCCGGTGCTCAATATCGATGGCGCCGATGTGGTGATCCACGAGCCGGGCGAGCCTGATACTCTGGTGACGGTGAGACCATGACCCCTGGCAGCTATCCTCTCACGCTCTACCGCGGCGACAGCTACCGCTGGGCCTTCGTGCTCTGGGCGGATAGCACCAAGCTGACACCGGCGGACCTCACCGGGGTCATCGCCAAGGCGGAGATAAGGGACAAGCCAGGTGGTGCCAAGATAGTGCCCATGGTCTGCGGGGTATCCCTGCCCAACACTATCTCTATGTCACTCGATGCTGCCTCCAGCGCTCTGCTTCCCCTGGTAGGGGTGTGGGACCTCCAGCTGACCTACCCAACGAGCGAGGTGGCAACTGTGCTGGCAGGTGCTGTGACGGTGACACCTGACGTGACCGACAGCGTGACCCCGGCAGCCGCCCGCACCGCCCTGCGTGTCGCATGAGTGAAACTATCGTCGAGGTAGTGACAGTTGAGGCCGCTGAGCTGGTCGTCGATGTCATTGTCGCCCCTCCCAAGGCTGTGGTGGTCGATGTAGATGCACCTGTGTCTGCCATAACCGTGGTGGAGGTGGCCGACTGGGCCAGCGTGCCGGTGACCATTCCACAGCTTCCCATAGAGCTTCAGATGGTGCCGGTCTCCTTCGCCTTCCTGGGCAAAATGGCGTCGCAGGCGCAGGTGAATGCCCCGATGGGCTTTCCTCTGACCGTGCTGCTCAACCTGGCGGGTGCGGTGTTTTTCGCTGCAGTCCCGGCAACGTCGGATCAGACCTTCACGCTCAATCACCTGTCGCCCAGCTCTGGGGTTGTGCCCCTTGGCACGATCACTGTGGCGGCAGGCTCGCGCAACAGCTGCACATTGGCTGGACCAGGTGGACGCCTGGCGACGGGAGACGTGCTGCAACTTGTCACCCCGCTGACGCAGGACCCGACCTTGCAGGACGTGGGCATCACCATACTCGCCAGGAGGGAATAAATGGCTTTTCAATACGGCGTCGCATTGCGCAACAACCAGGTCAGCCAGATACAGACCTCTGTCGGCGGCAGCGGCACGCTCAAGATATTCTCCGGCGCTGAGCCGGCCAACTGCGCAGCGGCTGACCCGACCGGCCTGCTGGCGACCATCGTGTTGCCGGCAACCTTCCTCACCAGCACAGGAGGTGTGACGACAATTGCAGGTATCTGGTCGGTGGCAGCCTCGGGCACCGGCACAGCGCAGAGCTTCCGCATGTATGATGGCTCGAGTGTCTGCCACGTGCAGGGGAATACCACAACGGACCTCGTGCTCAACAACCAGAGCATCGCCACTGGACAGACCGTGACCGTCACCAGCTTCTCGGTCACTGCCGGAAACGCCTGATGGCAGGGCCGTGGTATGTAGACAGCACCGCCGCCGCAGGTGGTAACGGGCTGTCGTGGGCGACGGCGTATCAGACTTTGGCTGCCGCCGCGACGGCGTCGAGTGCCGGCGACACGTTCTATATGCCGCCCGACCACGTCGAGAACCAGGCGACGGCTATGACGATCACGTTCCCATCCTTCCCCGCCAATCCGAGTATTGTCCTGTGTGTCACGCGCGGTTCGCCGCATCCAACAACCGCCTGGCAGGCCGGCGCGGTCATACGGGTGATCGGCACCAATGTTGGCATGACCGTCGCAGGCTCGTTTTACTGCTACGGGGTGACGTTACTGCCCGGTTGGGGTGTGAGTAGTGGCATCGGCGGTCTTACTATCGGAGCGGCAAACGCCCAGGGCGCTTATCAGGTCTACGACCGGTGCGTGGTAGGTGTAGCGAATACCGGCGCCTCTGGATCGAACAGGCTGGCAATTGGTCAGACCGGCAACGGCCTCGGTTGCCGGATCGTGCTGAACAACACGCAGATGTATTTTGGCAATGCCGCGCAGACCGCCGCCATATCTCAGGGGCAGATTGAGTGGAGGAATACACCGGTCCCGTTTGCTAATATAACGCCACTCATCCTGTTCGCGAACTATTCGCAGCCGTTTGTATGCACGATGGAGGCCATCGATTTTTCCACGATGGTTTCGGGAAGGACTTACTTTACCGGCAGCAATCACCAATACCGGTTTGCCATGTATGGCTGCAAGCCGGGGGCCGCGACGATCACCCAGACGATCACCAGCCCGTCGGGTGAGGTGCTGCTGATCGGCTGCGGGCAGGCCACGCTGCCGCGCAACGAGCGCTACGCTCTGGAGGGGTCCGAGGTCGCCGATTACACCGCATTTCGCCGGACCGGAGCCAGCGACGGCACGCGCTCGTTCTCACGTGCATACCTGCTGACATTGCAGGCGCTGTTCATTCGCCCATATCAGGGTCTTCAGTTCGTCAAGTGGATCGACACCACCGGCTCGCCGGTCACAGTGACGGTCTATGGAATTGCCAATGTGACTGCGCTGCCGAACAACGACCAGATATGGCTGGAGGTATCCTATCACAGCGAAGCCAGCACCAATCTCATGGAAATCGACAACAACACCAAGGCCAACAACAGCACAGCGGGCACTGTCATAACGGCAGACGGCTCCGCGTGGGATGCCCAGCGCACGCGCGCGCAGAACAGCACATACGCCCAGAACGAGATCGTGCGCGTGGACTCTAATGACGGCCGCCTCTTCATCAAGATAGACTCAGCTTCTGAGCTGTCGCAGACGACAGGCGAACCCGCCGGCTATGCGACGGCACTCGATGGCACCAACAACATTGTGGACGGCAACTGCACATTCCGCTGCATGATGCGGTTCGCGCTCTCGATCACCTTCACTCCACAGCAAAAGGGTCCGGTCTACATCACACCGAGGCTGGCCGGTCTTGGTGGCAGCGGTTTCGCCAACGTCTGGCTGGACCCTGAGCTTGCCTAGGCAATTCTTCGTCCGCGGCTATCCGCCGCAGGTCGTCACTGAGGAAGCTGCGCGGACCTACGTTCTGCGCGGTGTTATCCTCAATGATACGACTTCATCCGCTGCGCCGATTACCGCTGACCTGGCCATTACCCAGGACACGCAGACCCTCGCTGCTACTGGCACGGTGCCGTTGCTTGGGGTCTACGGTGATCTGGCTATCACCCAGGCAGCGCATGCACTTGCCGCTGCAGGTGATGCACGCATCGACGGCACGCTCGCCGTCACTGAAGTCACCGACACGCTGGTCAGCTCTGGCGGGATAGTCATCGGGGCGACCCTCACCACGCTCCAGACGTCTCAGGCGCTCTCAGCGACGGGAGGGCCAGGTGTCGGTGGCGCTCTCTCGGTTGCCGAGGCGGCAGATACCATCTCTGCCAGCGGCCAGGTGGTCCCTGGGATAGGTGGCAGCCTTGCCCTGACCCAGGCGCCCCAGACCCTCCTGGCCGCGGGCAGCGTAGCGGTCAGGGGCACCCTGGCCGCGACCGAGGCGGCGGATACCCTGACGGCCAGCGGGATGCTGGGAGGTATCAGCGGCTCCCTGGTGGCTCTCCAGGCCCCCCAGAACCTCGCCGGGACGGGCACGGTTACTCCGGTGGTGTCTGGCAGCCTGGGCCTTAGCCAGGCCCCCCAGAGCCTCTCAGGGGCAGCTACGGTGCTGCCGGTTATCACTGGCTCCCTGGCACGCACCCAGGCGGCTCAGACCCTGGTGGCGGCAGGCTCGGTCATACCTGTCGTCGGCGGCTCCCTGGCGCTTACCCAGGCGCCCCAGACCCTGGCAGCAGGCGGGACACTGGGGGTCGGGGGTGCTCTGTCCCGCACCCAGGATGGCCAGACCCTGGCAGCGCAGGGCAGGCTTACTCTCGAGGCTGTGCTGTCCCTGGTCCAGGCGAGCCAGATCATCGCGGCGACTGCTTCCACACCTATCCTCGGCACCCTCGCCAAGGTGCAGGACGCCCACACTCTTGCCAGCTATGGCACAACCGGGAACGTCGAAGCTCGCGTCATGATCTTCGCCTGACCCACACATTCTAGGAGAACACTGCTATGCCTGGCCTATCCGTTTCGGATGTGGTGAACGTCCAGATCAACATGTCACCAGTGGCGACCCCGCTGCGGAACTTCGGGGCGCTGTGCATCGCCGGGCCTTCCCCGGTGATCGATGTCAACGAGCGCGTGCGCATGTATGCCGGGCTGACAGCGATCGCCACTGACTTCGGCACCTCCGCGCCTGAGTATCACGCAGCCTCGCTGTTCTTCTCGCAGTCACCTAAGCCGGCCATCCTCTACCTGGGCCGGTTCGCCCAGAACGGCTCGAACGCCATCCTGCATGGTGGCATCATGACGAGTGCTCAGCAGATCACTCTGCTCAACCAGTTGAAGCTGGTAACCAACGGCTCGATGGCCATCACGATCGACGGTGTGCTGCGCACTCTGCAGGCAACCTCGGCCAGCCTGACCGGTGGCAACTTCACACCAACTGCCCAGGACGCCCTGGTCACCACGCTGACAGGCATTACCACTGGTCAGTTCGCTATGACCATCAACGGCACCCTGCGCCAGGTGGGGCCTGTCAACTTCTCGACTATGACAGGTGCGGATACAACGGCCAAGCTGACTAGTGCGGGAGAGCTGATCAACACCGCTATAGGGGCCAATGGCTCAGCTTCCTGGAATAACACGCTGGGCGCCTTCGTTATCCGCAGCTCAACGACAGGTGCCGCCTCGACGATCACCTACGCCTCGGCACCTGCCTCTGGCACGGATATCAGCGCCACCATCAAGCTGACCTCCGCCTCTGGCTCGCAGCCGCCGGTGAACGGCTCGGCGGGCATGGACTTCACCGGCATCACCAACCTGAACGGTGCTGCCACGATCCTGAGCAACGCGCTGTCTGGTGGCTCGGTCTGGTTCGATGGCACGCGCTTCAACGTGCAGTCCATCTCCTCGGGTGCCGCGTCGACCATCACCTATGCCAGCTCTGCCGGCTCAGGCTCGGATGTCTCGGGACCTCTCAGGCTCACCCAGGCAACCGGTGCCTCGATACCGGTCAATGGCATCGCTGCCGAGACCGCTGTGCAGTGCGCTGTGGCACTGCGCGCACGCCCTGAGTGGTATGGCCTGCAGTTCGCCGTCACCACAGCTTTGACGGACGCTGACTATGTCGAGGTGGCGGAGTTCATCGAAGGTTGTGACCCGGTCTCCATCTTCGGCTTCACCTCGCAGAACACCCAGGCGCTCGACATCACGGTGGCCAACGACATCTTCAGCCAGATGAAGGCACTGGGCTATACCCGCACCTTCGGGCAGTTCTCCTCCTCGAGCGCCTATGCCTCGGCCAGCATGTATGGTCGCGCCTTCACCACCGACTTCGAGGCTTCGGATACAGTCATCACGCTGAAGTTCAAGCAGGAGCCTGGGGTGTCGGGTGAAATCCTGACGGAGACGCAGGCAGCCTCGCTCAACTTCAAGCGGGCCAATGTGTTCGTCTACTACAGCAACGACGTGGCGATCATCCAGCAGGGTGTGATGTGCTCAGGTATGTTCTTCGACGAGCGGCATGCCACGGACTGGCTGGCTAACCGTATCCAGACTGATCTGTTCAACGTGCTCTACACGGCGCCTTCGAAAATCCCCCAGACCAACCAGGGCATCCATATCCTGGTGGCAACGGTGGAGAACTCCATTCAGCAGGGTGTAGTCAACGGTATGATCGCCCCCGGGCAATGGAACGCCCCGGGCTTTGGCCAGATCAAGTATGGACAGATGCTGCCCAAGGGGTTCTATGTCTGGGCGCCTCTGGTGGAGAGCCAGCCGCAGGCTATCCGCGAAGCCCGCATCGCCCCCACCATCCAGGCCGGCATTAAGCTGGCAGGAGCTGTGCACTTCGCGAACGTCATCGTCAACGTCAATCGTTAGGAGACTGCATATGCCTTACGTCCGGGGTTACCTGAACATCGTCGAAGGCGGTCAGCCTGACAACAGCCTGCCTGGCGGGCAGGGTGGATCGATCGACAACTCCCTGCCAGGTCAGCAGCCTGGCATTGACAACAGCCTGCCGCCACCTCCTCCTGGCATCTGGCCGCCTCCGAGCCTGGGCCATCCGATTGTGCCGGTGCTGCCCGACAACAGCCTGCCGG